GTTGCAACCGATCTTTTAAGCAACAGCTTTATTGATTCGCTAGAAAACTCGATGCAAGTGGCCAACCTTGGCGCAACTGTATTACGTGATCTGCAAGGCAATATTGCAATCCCACGCCAAACCGGTGGCGCAACAGCGTATTGGGTTGCTGAATCTGGTGCCGTGACTGAATCAGCCGCAGCGTTTGACCAGGTAACGATGTCACCTAAAACCGTTGGTGCTTTCTCAGACCTAAGCCGCAAGCTGTTGTTGCAGTCGTCTATGGATATCGAATCTTTTGTTCGTAACGACCTGGCCATGCGTTTGGCCTTGTCAATTGATGATAAAGCAATTAATGGTTCTGGCTCCAGCAATACGCCAACAGGCATTTTGTCTACCACCGGCATTGGTTCCGTAACCTTTGGCGCTTCTGGCGCACCAACCTTTGGTGAGGTTGTCGATGTTGAAACAGCCGTTTCACAAGACAACGCGCTTATGGGTTCTTTGGCGTATATGACCACGGCCGCAATGGCTGGTGGTTTGAAGCAAAAAGCTAAGGACAGCGGTTCAGGTCAATTCGTATTAGCCGGCGGCCAGGCCAACGGTTACAACGTAGCAGTGACCAACCAGTGTGCAGCTAACACCATGATTTTCGGCAATTGGGCTGACTTGATTATCGGAATGTGGGGCGGCCTGGACATTAACGTGGACACGTCTACCGGTTCCGCTTCTGGCACCGTGCGCGTTGTTGCGTTGCAAGACGTTGACATTGCAGTGCGTCACGCACAGAGCTTTGCTAAAGGCGCATAAGCCCTAGCAACGAGGGCGGGGTAACACCCGCCCATTATCCCAGGGGGATTTTATGCAAGTAAAGATTTTAAGTTCCACCGCCGCAAGCGGTAAAGATTTGTTAGCCGGTGTGGTTGCCGAAGTAAGCGACCAGGACGGGCAGACACTTATAAAAATGGGCAAGGCCGAGGCATATACAGCGCCCGCCACGCCTAAAAAAGCACCCAAGAAAAAGGGCTAGCACATGGCTTTTGTCGAAGATTTTGCCGAGTTTTTTGAAACAGACGAGTTTGCCGTAGAGGCGCAATTCGCCGGTGCAAACGTGGGCGGGATTTTCGAGGAAAGTTTTATCGAGGTCCACGGCGTCGAGGGATTACACCCGGTGTTTACGTGCGTGCAAGCCGATGTGAGCGGCGTTACCCATGGTGACGCAATCACAATTGGTGGTGCGACCTACCACGTTCACGGCGTACAGAAAGACGGCACCGGCCTAGTGGCTCTAGTGCTAGAGGATCAGTCGTAATGGCGCACGCAAGGCAGCAAATACGCGAGCAATTAGCCACGACATTAACCGGGCTTACGACAACAGCGAGCCGCGTTTACGACACGCGCCTTTATTCCTATGACGCGCTGCCATGTTTAACGGTTTACGCCGACAAGGACACGGTAGACGAAGAAAGAAGCCAGGCCGGCAAACACTGGCATGACCTGGTACTAAGAGTCGAAGCCAGGGCAAAAGCAAAGGATAGCGTCGAGGACACAATAGACACAATTTGTGCCGAGATTGAAGCCGCCATATACGCCGACACAAAGTTAAACGGCACGGTTTTAGACGTGTTTCTGGCAGACACACAGATAGAGTACAGCGTCGAGCAGGACCAGCCCATAGCGTTGGCTACGTTGACGCTAAACGCCACGTACAGGGTCGCACCGAGCGCCCCAACCACACTGGCAAACTAGATAGAGGTATAGCTATGTTGATGTACAAACAAAATTGCGAGCCGGTAGACGTTTTGCCGGCCAATGTTTTCACAATGAAAAATCGGGGATGGGCAGTAACCTCGACTAAACAACCAGCCAAAAAATCGAAAGCCAAATTAACTAAAGAGGTAAACGAAAATGGCAATTCATAAAGGCAGTGAAGGTGTTGTAAAAGTCGGGTCTAGCACAATCGCCGAGGTTTTAGATTGGTCGCTTAATGAGTCGGCCGACACCATTGAAACCACCAACCTGGCAGCAACAGCAAAAACCTATGTGGCCGGCAAGCCCGGTGGCAGTGGTTCAGTTAGTTGTCATTGGGACGAAACCGACACCAGTGGCCAGGGCGCTTTAACTCCGGGAGCCTCGGTAACACTTAATGTTTATCCAGAAAACAGCGCAAGCGGGGCAACCTTTGCGAGCTTTTCGGCGTTAATCACCAGCATTGACCGCGCAAGCGGCGGCGGTGATGGCATTGTATCCGCGTCGTTTAATTTTACGGCTTCTGGTGCAATTACGTGGGCCACAGTTTGATCTTTAGTGCTATCTAAAGCTAACAGTTTAGTGCGGTTACATAGCAATTTGCTAAAAGGCGTTTACCCGATGCGCCGAGTAACCGCCTATTAATTATCGGGTAATTACTAATCGGGTGATTTATGAGCGAATTATTAGACGTAGCAAAAGCACAGTTTAGGGACCGCATGGGCGGCGCATTAAATAGCGTCGAAGTGCCGGAGTGGAATACCACCATATATTTTAAGCCGTGTATGTCGTTCAAGCAGCAAGGCGAGGTGTTAAACCTGGCAAGCCAAGGCAAACAAGCCGAAGCCATTGCAATGACATTTATTACGCGCTCGCTAGACGAGAACGGAAAAGGCTTATTTAAGCGGGTCAATATGACCGAAATTATGAACCAGGTAGATCCAGACGTAATTAGTCGCGTCGTGTCGGCCATGGGGGGCGACGATTTAGAAGTCGAGGATGCGGTAAAAAACTAACAGGGGACCGTGATTTGCGCTTTTTAATGGCGCTGGCCGAGCATTTACACAAGAGCTTGGCCGAAATCATGGACCTACCTTTAGACGAACTAACATTGTGGGCCGGATATTTTGAGGTAAAAAATGGCAACAAATAACTTACAGATCAAAATATCAGCCAAGAACAAAACGGCGCGGGCTTTCCGTGCTGTTAAAGCCGGCCTGGGCGGTATTGCTCGCGCCGCTTTTTCTATGAAAACAGCCATTGGCGCAGCCGCCGGTATTGCCGGCCTCGGCTACCTGGTTAAAAAATCACTCGATGCAACCGACAGCTTGATGAAAACGAGCCGCGCCATTGGTGTGTCTGTTACAGAATTGCAGCGATTGCGGCACGCCGCAAGCCTTGGTGGCCTAGAGTCGAAGCAACTCGACAAGGCCATGCAAAAGCTAGCCATTAACATTGCCGACGTGGCCAGTGGCACCGGCGAAGCAAAGGACGCATTCGAGAAGTACGGCATAAAAGCCACGAATGCTGACGGTAGCACGCGAGCCGTGACCGACGTATTAGGCGACGCCGCCGAAGCATTAAAGACCATGACCAACGCGACCGACCGCGCGAGCTTCGTTTATGACCTATTTGGTGCACGTGGTGCCAAGGTTATCAATATGCTCAAGGACGGCAAAACGGCCATGGAGGCCATGAAATCGGAAGCCGATTCACTTGGCTTGGTGATGAATAGCGCCTTGATTGAGGGCGTAGAAAAGGCCAATGATGCCATAACGCGCCTAACGGCTTACATGGGTAATGTGTTCCACCGGGTGGTGGCAACGCTTGCGCCGGTAATTCAGGACGTTACAGACGCCTTGCGCGGTTGGGTTGAGTTGAAAATAGACAAAGCCGGTGGCCCTGGCGAGCTAGCCAAAGAAGTTGCGCGCAGCATTTTAAGCGCGGCAAAGTCGATTATGGGCACGACAACCGCCATGGTTAACAGCGTAATAGGCGGCATTAACCAGTTGCGCCTAGCATTCCGCGCCTTAATGAGTTTTTTACCTGAATCAATGGGCGGCTTGCCCACGTTGATGGATTTGTTAGAGCGTAAAGCTAAAGTTATCGACGATATAGGGCGACGCAACAGGTTACGCGAAAAGCGATCTGGCGCGGTTCCAGCCGTTAGCGACACACTGCAAGCCGACCTTGACGCGATCAACAAGACGATTGAACGCCGCGAATATCTGCAAGACAATTTCCAGCCTATTGAGCTAGTAAAGCCTGGCAGCGGCATGGCTGCAATCGACCGACTATTGGCCGACTTAAATAAAGTTAACACCACATTGCCTAGCGCAGCCAACACAGTGGACGCCGGGCTAGCCAAAGCCGTCGCCGAAAAAGCCGCAAAGGAAAAAGCCGCAATTGATAAAGCCTTAATGGATACAAAATTGCGTCATGCCTATGGCTATTACAGGCATATATTTCACATGGAGCAGAAAGGTATACAAGAACAAGCGGAGGCTAACGAAGAAAAGATGCGCCAGGCTTACAGTATGTACGGCGTTTACCGCACCCTGGGCGAAAAGACCCAAAACATTTGGGAAAATACCGCCGACGCTATTAAGGACGCCTACGCCGCCATGGCCGATTCAGTGACCAGCACATTAACCGATTTAATCGTTGATGGCGGTAATTGGCGCGACGCAATGAAGGGCATTATTAACGACGTTTACCGCGAATTTGTACGCAAGCAAATCAGCGCGCCGCTAGTTAGTGCCGGCAGTGATTTTATGGGCGATTTTTTCGAGACTATATTAGGCACACGCGCCATGGGCGGCCCGGTCGGGGCAAACAAAAGCTTTTTAGTCGGCGAGTCGGGACCGGAATTGTTCACACCAGGGCAAAACGGCCACATTACACCAAACAACCAGCTTGGCGGCCAGCCCGTTAACGTCACTTACAACATACAGTCGTGGGACAGTCGCGACACTATGGCCACGTTACAAAAGAGCGCGCCGCAAATTGTCGGCATTATCCAGGAAGCATTTAACAAACGTGGACAAAGAGGGTTTGCATAATGTCGGGAGCTTTTCCAACAACCGTGGCCCTGGCCGATATGACCATAACAAGCGTCGAGCCGACAGCCGTTAGCGCCACCCATAGCCTAAAGCGCCAGGTGCGCCGACGTGGTGCCCAGCGTTGGGCGTTGCGTGGTAGT